CCTACACGACGCTCTTCCGATCTAGCCAAGAGGAATTCAACGCCATGATGGATGAATACCTCAAGGATCATAACCGGAAAGACTTCTAATGGAGGCTAGGAAATGGAAACATACACCACCGTCTCAGGTGATACCTGGGATACCATTGCCAAGGCCGTCTACAAAGACGAAATGAAAGCCACCCACCTGATGAAAGCCAAGGAAAACATATCTCTCTTGGATTATCAGGTATTCCCGGCTGGCATTACCGTCTACATCCCGGAGATCCCCACGGACTCCGTGTACGATGACGATTTACCGGATTGGAGGAAAGACTGATGGCAACCGCAAGGCGCTCCACGGTCACCATGACCTACAACGATAAAAACGCATCGCAGATGGCGCAATACTTATCCAGCTTCAAGTACACCGATGTCGCATCCGGCAGCAGTGACAGCATTAGCGTGGAACTGAACGACCGGGATCGCAAGTGGATCGGCGGGTGGTTCCCCTTTAAGGGGGACCGCTTGAAGCCGACCATCCAGATGTACAACTGGGAAAAGGAGAATACCACAGAAATCCTTCGATGCGGAACATTCCTCATTGATGACTTCTCTTTTCGAGGTGGCCCGATAAAGCTGACCATTCAGGCTCTGGCAATCCCGTCCACTTCTGGATTCAAAGCAACAGCCAGAACCCATACCTACGAAAACACCAGCCTGAAAGAGATCGGAGCGGTTATCGCCAAGCGTTCTGGGTTGACCCTCTACTTTGAGGCTACGAATGTGTCCATTGAGAGAGTGGCCCAGGATAACCAGGCAGACTGCACGTTTTACAACAGCTTGGTCGTTCAATACGGCCTTGCCCTTAAGTTATTCAATGACAGGCTGGTCGTTTTTGATGAAGCAACCTACGAAGCCAAGGCCTCCGTGGCCACGCTCTCGGAGAATGACTTCGAACCTGGCTGGCAATGGAACACCACGCTGGCCGGCACTTATACCGGGGTCAGTTATCAATACACCCACACGGAAAAAAATCAGACATTCACGGTGAACATTGGCGGCGGTGACCGTATTCTGACTTGCAACGATGAAGCCCAGAACCAGAGTGAGGCGACTACAATCGCTCTGGCCAAGCTGAACAATGCAAACAAAGGTACTACCACAATGAAAATCACCCTGAAAGCGGCAAAGCGCATCACGGCGACCTCCTGCGTGGATATCGTAGGACTTGGAAAGCTGAACGGAAAATACTTCGTAGAGGAAGTCTCCACTACCGTTGGATCAGGCACAAAAATGAGCCTTTCCATTCGGATGGTTGAGGACAGGTTCACGAAGTCCGGGGCAAAGTTGCCGCTGCGCTCTGTCCGGGAATCCTGGTACGAATAACCACCAAAAAGGAGGCATGACCAATGCCCAACATTCAGATTCTGCGAATTGGCAGAATATCCAGCATCAACTACCTTAAAGGCACCGCAAGAGTGACCTACGAGGACAGAGCCGGAGCCACCACAGGGGAGCTGCCCTTCATCGCCTGGGAATATTGGATGCCACGGGTCGAGGATCTTGTGTTGGTCGGTCACCTTTCCAATGGCACCACAGCTGCCGTAATCATTGGCCCGGTTTGGCACAACGGCCACAGACCGGCAGAGGGTGGCAGCAATCTCTACCGCAAGGAATACGCCCTCCAGACCGGACAGGCGTACGAGCGGTACGATTCGGAAGCCAAGGAATACAGCAAGATCATCACCGGAAAAGGAACCCTGGAAATCGGCGGATGTACCATCACCATCGAAAACGGAAAGATCCATGTGGATGCCCCAGGCGGGGTAACGGTTTCAGGTGACGTGGTAGCCGGGAATGTCAGCCTCCAGAACCACTCACACCACAGCGAATAGGAGGGCTGAACCATGGCAACAGTCGGCAGTTGGGGAACAACAATCGTTTTTGCAACGAGCGACTACAGCATCCTGACGTTTTCAGACCTCACCCGGCAAATTGGCTCCGAATGGGCAGCTCATAGCAGATGGGGAGCCAAAGACCAGGTGGAATTCATCAAACCCAGCCTCCAAAAGATCACCTTCAAAATGGAACTCGATGCCATGCACGGCATCCGCCCTCGAACTACTCTGGACAGATTGGCCGCAGCTGCAGAAAGCGGCGAGATCAACTTCATGGTTGTTGGCGGAAAGATGGTCGGTGCAAACCGCTGGCGTATCACCAGCATCAGCGAGGCATGGAACGTGGTTTATAACAAGGGCGAACTCGTGAAGGCTACCGTCACGGTTACAATGGATGAATATCTATGAGGGGAGAAAAGCGGCAATGACTGATTCTATCAATCTGGCCGATATTTCCATCAGCGTGTATGGCGAGTTGACGGAGCAAGAGGACATCATCCGCTGCATTCGGAATCTCGCCCTGACCCCAGCCGGGACCGTGCCGCTGGATCGGAACTTCGGCATAGATAATTCCTTTAAGGGCTTACCCTACGAAACTGCAAAGACCTTTCTGGCAGTTGAACTCATAAACAAGATTTACAAGTACGAACCCCGGGCATCCGTGAAAGAGATTGATATGGTCGGCACCACGGATGGCCAAGTAGAAGCAAAGGTGGTGATTCAAGATGCCAGACCGTATGCAGACCGTTTATGACCTTCCGGACGTTTCCTTTACTGGAGATGATACCTTGGAGGCCATGCTGGAACGGCTCGTAAATCACTATGAATCCCAATACCAAAGGCTGACCAACCGACCTATCAGCCTTGCGCCCGCTGACCCGATGCGGATACTTATCCACAGCATCGCCCTCGAACTCTTCATGATCGAGCAGTTTGTGGAGAGGGCTGGAAAACAGGATCTCCTGAAATATAGCTACGGCCCGTTTCTGGATAACTTGGCAGCGAACCGTGGTGTGACCCGGAAGCAACCGGCACCGGCCCTCACGACCCTCCGCTTCACCATTTCGGAGAAAAAGGCGTACGCTGTAGGCATTCCTGCAGGAACCAGGGCAACCAATGGCGAGGGGATCTACTTCGAAACCACCGAATACGGAGAGGTTCGACCTGGCGCTCTCTTTGTGGACATCGAGGCGAGATGTACAGAGAATGGCATCCAGGGAAACGATTTCATGCCCGGTCAGATTGCCTTCATGGTGGATCGTGTGGCTTATGTTTCTACAGTCTCCAATCAGACGGTCACCAGCGGCGGTACCGATCTTGAATCGGATGAAAGCCTTGCTGAGCGCACCTATATGGCTCCCTCCAGCTACAGCGTGGCTGGACCGGAGGATGCCTATGTATACTGGGCAAAGACCTATAACCCCGAAATCGGGTCGGTGAAACCTACCAGCCCTTCTCCTTGCCAGGTAGATGTGTACATCCTCATGGATGACGGAAGCATCCCCAATCAGGAGGTCATCGAGGGGCTTCAGGACTATCTTATGGACGGAAACATCCGACCCTTGACCGATTTGGTCACGGTAAAGGCTCCCGTCATTAAGCCCTTCAACATCGATATTGCTTACTACATCAACCGAAGCGACAGCGCAGCTGCAGCCACAATCCAGCAAGAGGTTAGCAAGGCCGTGGCTGAGTACGTCACTTGGCAAACTACCGAGATTGGAAAGGATATCAATCCTTCTGAACTGATCAAGAGGGTGGTTGCAGCTGGCGCAAAGCGGGTGACCGTAAATTCTCCCACATTCCTCACCGTTTCGGAAACCGCCATCGGTCAATGCACCGGGCAGACCGTGAACTACGGAGGTTTGGAGGATGACTAAGCTATACGATGGTCAGTTGACCGACCTGATCCAGAACAACAGTAGGTACAATGTCGAGATTCAGGCCATTTCCTACGCTCTCTTGATGGAGAAGCGGCGCATTATGGAACTGGCGCAGCGCACCCGGACGATGGGCTTCGTGGATGATCTCCCGGAGATTATACTTGATGTTCTGGCCGTGGAACTTCGCACCCCGTACTACACCAGCGACATGACCCTCGGACAAAAGAGGGAGATTGTCAAGAATACCATGCAGTGGTTCTGCAAAGCCGGAACTCCGGCAGCGGTGGCAGAATTGGTAGCTGCAGCTTTTGGTCAGGGTGAAGTGGTGGAATGGTTCGATTTTACCGAGGGCGAAATGGAACCCGGAACCTTCGACATCATCACCGATACCCGCATGACCGAGGATATCGCAAACCAATTCTCTCAGATCATCCACTACGTGAAAAACATTAGGTCTCACCTTCGCAGAGTGCTGGTGGAGCGGCACGGTAAGATGGAACAGCATCTCGCTTCCTGCGCATCCACCACGCCCAACAATCTGGCTCTGAATAACAGGAAGCCAAGGGACCGTGATGCAGGGCTTCAGACCACGGCCAAGGTTGGAACGATTACATCCCCGGAGGAAGCGGTCTATAACACAGCCAAGCACCAGGAATCCATAAACGGTTCGGTCACGGTGAAAGCCGGAACTGTTACATCATCTGCCGGGTACATCACCAACAGCAAACCGACACCCAGAAAAGAACAGGCCAGTGGAGCCGTCCACTTCGGCCTCGGTACCACAGCGGCACCGAAAGACTATATCGTGAATCACGCCGCATCCAGGAAAAGGGAAACGAGCGGTGGCGTTACCTTCGGAATGGCTCTGGCCGTTCGGGATATCCATCTGACTATTCTGAACTGCCCACCACCCAGCGCTTCCAGAGTAGAGCATACGCAGAACACCTTCTCCGCAGTTGTGGCGAATTCAAACATCATTATTCAAGGGAGGTAATTGTCAAATGGCTGGAATTTTCCAGGAATCTGTGCTTACCAAAAAGGGCATCGCCCTGCTGGCAAAGGCGCAGGCGGGTAAATGCAAAATTACCCTGACAAAAGCGGCGGCTGGTAATGGCTCCTACGTTGCCAACGAGGACATCACCACTCGCACCGACCTGAAAGCGAAGAAGCAGACCTTCCAGCTGACCACCGTAACCGTTCAGAATCAGTCCAACGTTTTTGTGAAGTTCATCATGAGTAACAAACAGGACGGCGGCAATCTGGTTAACGGCTACTACGTCAAGGAAATCGGCATCTACGCCCAGGACCCCGATGAGGGGGAAATCCTCTACGCCATCGCAATCGGCGTGGAAAACCAGTGGGATTTCATGCCCGCTTACAACGATCTTCTGCCCTCCACGATCACCGTGGACTTCCTGATCGAGGTAAGCAACGCAGAAAATGTCACCATCGAGATGCCTAACAAGATGTATCTGTACGATGATGCTACCGGACAGAAGTACACCCTCGGCATCGAAAATGGATTGCTTTACTATGAGGAGGAAGCATAAGCCATGAGTAAAACCTTTATTGCAGACAAGGAAACGCTGGATAAGTGCTATGCCATTCTGGCATCCGAGCCGGTCTACGGCTTCATCGAGCATATGAGCATTCTCAGCCCTTCCAAGCGGATCGAGTACATCGGTCTGAATGCCAACTACACCCCCATGACCCGCAACGGCACCGAGATCAATCTGGGCAGTTGGGCTGGCTTTGAATGGCTGGCCGCAAACAAGCCCTACATGGTGCGTTCTGACGGCACCCCCGACTACCGGCTTCAGGATTATGACTACACCAAGAAATACTCCGATGGCAGCGCTTCTGATGTAGCCAATACCGCCTATGACGGTGGTGCGTTCAGCTGGATCAAGAAGATCTACAAGAGTGAGGAAATGGTGGGCGATGACCGTATCGTCAAGTTCTCCCTCACCGAGCGGGATGGCTTCAAGCCTGTCGGCTTCATTGACCCGGACAACAAGGAACTGGAGGGCGTATGGTTGCCCATGTTCTACGGCTCCATTGTTGACACCAAGATGCGCTCCCTGTCCGGCCTCCAGCCTGACTACAACAAGACCACAGATGCCCAGAACACCGCCATCACCGCCGTGGGTGATCGGGCAAAGTTCCTCGGCGGCGCATTGATGAACACGCTGATCGACCTCCTGCTTATGTTCGGAAAGACCAGCAACATCCCCGAGGTTTTCGGAACCGGCAACTGCTCCGGCTACGATGAGAGTCTGGCTCCCACCAATGGCGTGAAGCAGAATGCCGTTATCGCCGGAGGCCAGTTCTACGCCACCAGCGATGGCAAGAGCCTGAATAAGATCTTCCATTCCATCGTCCTGGGCAGCTACCAGCAGTGGATGCGTGACCCCTACCTTCTGCTGGTCAATGGCCGCTACAAGGTCAGTAAGAACTACAAGTACGATCTGACCGGCGCAACCTATGAGGACACCGGCATCAGCATCCCCAAAGTCCTCAAAGAGGACGGCAGCCAGAACACCGGTGTATTCTACCCCCACATTTACCAGACTATTCCCGGTTTTGGTGCGTTGCCCATTCACCCCTGCAAGGGCAGCACCAGCCTCGGCGGTTGTGACGGTTTGTGGCAGAACTGCGATATCGTGGCGGTGGCCCGTCGGTTTGGCACTTGCGCCTATGGCACCGGTACCGGCCCTCGGTGTTTGACTCTGTACAGCACCGCTGGCGATGCGGGCTGGGACATCGGCTCCGCCCTTCTTCTGTTGCCACCTGTCGGCGTGGCGGTGTAACCGCTACGCCTGGGGGGTCTGGGGGTGCGCCGTAAGGCGCAACTCCCCCAGTGGGCAACCTTCGGATTGAATCTTTGAGAAAATTATAACAGGGGAGTGTGGTGGCGCTTCGGGCGGTGGCCCTTCGGTTTGGCAATTGCAACAATGGCACCAATACCGGCCCTCGGTATTTGAATCTGAACAACACCGCTGGCAATGCGAACTGGAACATCGGCTCCGCCCTGGTTCTATCAACCAGAGATCACCATAAACCAAATGCCTCCACACTTCCGACACCCCTGACCGTTGAAATACGGCTGACTCGCCATTATTGGAAAGATGAGTGGAAATCGATCCGATACAGGGTGGGCGGTAAAGCGGTCGCACCTACCGTCCACAGGAGATAGAAGAAAAAATATCCCATAGGAGTACCACATGAGCAAGAGAGAACCTGGCCATAAAGAGTACAAATATCTGTATCAGCAAATGCTCAAAGAAGAAACGATCCGAATAGCCTACAAGAAGCTCCGCAAAGGCAAAACAAAAAGAACTGAAATTCAATATATCGATGCACATCTGGATGATGAAGTCCAGAAAATGCATGACATGATCCTCAATACAAAGCCTCCCAGCGTGGAGGTTGAGAACCCGGAACTGGCCTACAAGCCACGAAAGCGAACCCCCAAGGTTATTTTTGAGCATGGCAAGTTCAGAAAGATCTTCATGCCGGAGATTCACGAACAATGGCTGCATCACATCATCGTCTTTGTGTTGGAGCCAATCATTCAGGCCACGGCTTACCCCTACAGTTGCGGCAGTTTCCCTAAAAGGGGAGCGCACTACGGTAAGCGGCAGATTGAGCGATGGCTGCGGCATAACCTCAAAGGCACCCGGAACTTCGCCAAGGTGGATATTCGCCACTTTTACGATAATATCCGGTTAAAGGTCTTGATGAGAGAACTGGCGATCCGCATCAAGGCCCCGTGGTTCCTTTACATCATCTGGCTTTGCCTAAAGGACTTCAAAAAGGGAATTCCCCTGGGGTTCTACATTTCGCAATGGCTGGCCAACTACATACTGGAGCCGGTGGATAAATTTCTCACAGAAACCCTCGGCTTCAAGGAAACGATGCGATACATGGACGATATAACCATTTTCGGAGCCAATAAGAAGAAACTCCACATAGCAGTCGTGGAACTGATGAAGATGCTGGGGCGGCGTTTCCGCCTGAAGCTGAAATCCGCCCATCAGGTCTGTAAATTCATCTACGAGGGCAAAGACAAGCGGAAAGCCGCCGCCCAGCTGGAGGCCGAAAAGCCAAAGCGCAGACGGATCATCGGCAGGCCGCTGGACTTCATGGGGTTTCTTTTCTATCGGAATCGCACCATCATCCGAAAGACGATCATGCTCAAGGCTACCCGGCTGGCCAGCCGGATGCATCGTATCAAGGAGGCAGGGCGCAGCTATTACAAGCGCCACGTTTCCGCCATGATTTCCTACATGGGGTGGTTCTCCTGCACTGATACCTACGGATGCTACCGGGACAGGATCAAACCCCTTGTAAGAATTAAAACCCTGAAGCAAATAATCTCAAAAATCCAAAGGAGGCAGAACAATCATGACAGAATGGAAAAAGGAGCGCTGTGCCACCCAGCCTGATGAGATCCAGGTGATCGCACCCGGCACCCTCATCCAGCGCAAAGACATCCAGGAAGTGACCCACCCCGCCACGGATCATGAGCCGGAGTACACCGACTACGAATGCATGAGCCGTGAGATCACCACTTCGGAGTACGAAGTGCTCCGCTCCATTGAGGAAATCGATAACGCCAAGGCTATCGATGAGTACACCATGCAGCTGATTGAGGAAGGAGTTCTGTAATTATGGCATCCAGCACACTGATCAAGAGCCTGACCCGGCTCTACAACAAGGGTTCTCTGACCAAAGAGGACATCGCTAAGCGGGTCGAAAAGGGCACCATCTCCCCGGACGACTATGAAACCATCACCGGCGAGGTTTACCCCGGTACCGCCGATGAGTAATCCGGTTGAGATCATAGACCGTCAAAACGCCATCATCCAGCTTCAGAGCCAGACGATCAATGAGCTTTTCCAGCTGTTGATGCAGCACATCTCTGCGGATGAGGCGGACAACCTCCCATGCGTGGAGCGTATCAACCAAGCAGCTGCGCTTCGAGCAGAGAACGAGAGGGGATGGGCAGAGTTGGTGGGGGCGTAACCGCTCCCGCTCCAACGCACTCCCAACGGCTGGTATCATTACAGAAGCCGGAGGAACCAGTGAAGCAGGAGTGGGGCCGGGAACACAAACCCATCTACGATGATTACTACGACCACGATGTAAGTGGTCTTTTGGAGGATTACTGATTATGGAAACATGGAAAAAGCAATGCTTACTTGCTTATTTGGGATACTACCCCTATCAGGATATTGACAATCTGTGGGGAACTCAGTCTCAGAAAGCAACGGAAGCCTTCCAGCGGGCTTATCAGATTCCTGCGGGCGGCGGTTTCGATGACAAAACCACTCAGCGCATCCTGGAGATCATCCACACCCAGGAAGCACCTTCTGTTGCAGAAAATGCAACAACCACTCCTAATGGTTTCGTTTTCAAGAAGCGCATCACAAAACCCGAAGCTGGAAATAAATATTACATTACCAGAGCCAACGGCGGTTATTCCAACGCTGTCCAGGGCAAACCCACTGATCCGGATTGTGACGTTCTGGCCAACTGCGTGGGTTACGCCTATGGCCGCTTCAATGAAATCGGCGGCTATGGCTCCTGCAAATACCTCAAGCCGGTTAATGCCGAAAAATTCATCCAGTACGCCAACGGGTTGGAGATTGGGCAGGTCCCCAGACTCGGTGCCTGTATGGTCTGGAGGAAAGGCGCAACCCTCTCGGGGGATGATGGAGCCGGTCACGTAGCCATCGTGGAGAAAGTCATCAGTGCCACACAGGTCGTGACTTCCGAAAGCGGCTATAACAGCAAAGCGTTCTGGACGCAGACCCGCAACAAAGGAACCGGCAACTGGGGGCAGGGAGCCGGGTACGAGTTCCTGGGCTTCATTTACAATCCCGCCGTCTCCGATGACGGAGCATCTGTCGAAACCGTGGAGCCGACCAACAACACTTCTGTTCCCACGGAGCCTCTGGAATTCTCTGTCGGAAGCATCGTGGAATTCACCGGCACACGGCATTTTTCAAATGCCTGCGCTTTGACCGGGCCTGCTTGTACACCCGGCAAAGTCAAGATCACATCCGTATACGAAAACGGCTACCACCAATATCATGTCATCGGCGTATCTGGAGGTGGCTCCAGCGCTTACGGATGGGTGGATGCCACCGATTTAAAGGCGCTGTAACAGGAGGACAACATGGAATTTCTGAAAACTTTCCTGGGAGGGGCTGGCGGTGCCGCCATTGTGGCTGGGCTTTTCGCTTTGATCCAATGGCGGCTGAACCGGAAAGCCCAAAAGGAAGATAAAGCCGCCGATCTGAGCATCAAGGAGTGTACTGCCCGGGGCGATGACCTGAAGGAATTAAAGCGACTGGTTGAAGTCCTCTCCATGGCAGATCGCACAATCTTGTATGACAGAATTAAGCATCTGGGAAAATCGTACATAGCCCGAGGGTACGTCACTGTGGAGGAGCTGGAGGATCTGACTCATATGCACAGCATCTACCACGATAAGGACAAGCTCAACGGTAACGGCTTTTTGGATGAGCTGATGACTGCGGTCAATCAGCTGGAAAAAC